ACCAGTCACGACAACATCTGGGTAGTGGTTACTCAGGACGTTGACACTGGCGAGGTGCTAGAGCATTACAACTCTTACACCCTAGAGCCTCTGCTGCTCAACTGTAAAGGCGTTATAGGCCATAACATCATAGGCTTTGATGCTCCAGTGCTAGAGAGAGTGTGGGGAATACACATTCCAGTAGACATTCTAATAGACACTCTGGTACTCAGCAGACTATACAACCCTTCTCTGGAAGGCGGTCATAGCCTAGACTCTTGGGGCAAACGCTTTGGCGATCCTAAGATAGACTTTGATGACTATGACGGTGGACTAACACCAGAGATGGTGGACTACTGCATACAAGATGTAGCACTAACAACTAGGCTTTATAAACACTTAACTGATTCACTGAAGCGGGAGGAATTTTCAGAGCAATGCGTAGATTTAGAAAGGAAGGTAGCTATCATTACGGCTCAACAGGAGCGCAACGGCTTCATGCTAGACGTAGAGCAAGCAACTTTGTTGTGGCAAGACATAACACACAAGATGAGGACGATAACAGCGGAACTACAGAAAGTGTTTCCACCAATAGTGGAGGAGCGTTGGAGCGAGAAGACAGGGAAGCGTCTGAAGGACAAGGTGACAGAGTTTAACGTAGGCTCTCGCAAGCAGATAGCAGAACGCCTAGAAGGTGTAGGTGTGAAGTTTAAGCTACAGACTGAGAAAGGTGCTATCATCGTCAACGAGAAGGTGCTAGAGGGTATCGACATACCAGAAGCTAAGATGATATACGAGTACCTGATGCTACAGAAACGTGCCGCGCAGATAGATTCTTGGTTAACCCATGAGAAGGACGGTAGGGTGCATGGTAGGGTTATCACCAACGGTGCTGTAACAGGCCGTATGACGCACCACAGCCCCAACCTAGCGCAAGTGCCATCAGTGTCTGCACCGTATGGTAAAGAGTGTCGTTCATTCTGGCGTGTACCTGAAGGACATAAACTCGTAGGCTGTGATGCCAGTGGCTTAGAACTACGTATGCTTGCACACTATATGCGTGACGAGAGATACACTAACGAGATACTAAGTGGTGACATCCACACAGCTAACATGAAGGCGGCAGGACTCACTGACCGCAACCAAGCCAAGACATTCATCTATGCATTCCTGTACGGTGCAGGAGCAGCCAAGATAGGGCAGATAGTAGGCGGTGGCTACAGAGAAGGACAACAGCTTATAGACTCGTTCCTACGCAACACACCCGCACTGGCTAAACTGCGTGAGAAGGTGGCTAAACACGCCACAGCAGGAACACTACCTGCACTAGACGGTAGACGCTTGCGTGTAAGAAGTGAACATGCGGCACTGAACACACTGCTACAGGGTGCAGGAGCTATTGTAATGAAACAGGCACTGGTGCTGTTAGCTGATCGTTTATCGACATACGATATACCGCACAAGCTAGTAGCTAACGTGCATGACGAGTTTCAGATAGAAGTACCAGAGAATTTTGCTGATGTAGTAGGCAAAGCGGCAGTAAGAGCAATCAAGAATGCAGGAGATGTGCTAGACCTGCGATGCCCACTTGATGCTGAGTACAATGTAGGAAACAATTGGGCTGAAACACATTGACAAATCCGTACCATTCGTGGTATAATATATGTAGATCAGTTGTGATCTAAAACAACCAAGAGGTAATTAGTATGAGTGAAGCAAAACCAGTAACAATCAACGCAGACATGATGTGGTCTAGTCTGACTGAAGTAAACCGTATGTCAGGTAAGTACCAAGTAGACCTAGCTAACCTATCCAAGGCAGCAGTAGAGGCACTGGAGATGATGGGCTTGAACGTAAGACGCAAGGATGGACAGGGCGACTTTATCACTGCAAAGTCTAGCCACCCTATCCGCATCTACGACACTGACGGTGCTGAGATCAAAGGCATCCTAGTAGGCAATGGCTCTAAAGCAAAGGCAGTAGTAAGCTACTACGATTGGAAGTCTCCTGCGGGTCAAGCGGGACGTAGCCCTACACTGCTCAAGCTAGTAGTCACTGACCTCATTCCCTATGGTGGCGGTGCTGACGTAGCTGAAGTGGACTTAGGCGAAGCGTTGTGATCTTAATTGATGCAGACATTCTAGTCTATCGCATAGGTTGGTCATGCAACGAGGAATCAGAGAAGACAGCCATCAGCACCATCGATGGCTTCATCTCCGACATCCTGTTACAACTCAACGTAGACGAGGAAACAGACTACTATGTTCTGTATCTCACTGGCAAAGGAAACTTCCGCAAGGAATATGCCGTCACTGCTGAATACAAAGGAAACCGCAAAGATAAGGCAAAGCCAGTGCATATTCAGGCACTACGCCAACACCTTATCGACAAGTGGGCTGCTGTAGTTACTGAAGGAGAAGAGGCAGATGATGCCATAGCTATACAGGCAACAGCGCATGGTGACAAGGCTATCATGGTTACGTTAGACAAGGACTTTGACCAGATACCAGGATGGCACTACAACTTTGTAAAGCAGGACAAGTACTATGTAAAGCCAGAGGACGGCTTACGCTTTTTCTACCGCCAGATACTGATGGGTGACAGGATTGATAACATCATAGGTATCAAAGGTATTGGCGATAAGAAGTCAGAGAAGATATTGAAGGACTGTGTTACAGAGAAGGAACTCTATGACAAATGCGTAGAGATGTACGATGGTGACGAGGCCAGAGTGATAGAGAATGGTAGGATGCTCTGGCTAAGACGCTACGAAGGTGAGGTATGGAGCTTCAATGAAGACAAGGAATAACGGTAGATGGACAGAAGCACGTTTTCGTTCCTTTATCGTCTCCGCACTCCGTCAGGCTCACGCTAAGTGGGGTGTAAAGCACGATGTTAAGTCAGCGGCTAGAGTAGCTAGGGGAGTTTACAAGTGTGCCAAATGCGGCAAAGGCTCTCCCGCTACACTACCACCGCTAGAAGGAAAGAAGCGTAGACGTAATAACGCAGCAGTAGACCACATAGATCCAGTAGTAGATCCAGAAGTAGGCTTTGTAGATTGGAACACCTACATTGAAAGAATGTTCATAGAAGCTGAAGGGTATCAAGTACTGTGTCACAAGTGCCACACTGCTAAGACTAACGCAGAACGTAAGAGGCGTAAAAAATGAGAGATTTAACTGTAGATTTATTGAATCATTTGTTTGAGTACGACAAAGAAACTGGTAACTTAATCTGGAAAATTCAACAGCGAGGAATAAGAAAAGGAAGTATTGCAGGTTCTGTAAAATCTCATGGTTATCTTTGTGTGGGAATAAACTATAAAAGCTACAGAGCGCATAGGCTTATTTTTTTGATGCATAAAGGTTATTTACCTAAGACAATAGACCACATTAACGGAGACAAACTAGACAATAGAATAGAAAACTTGAGAGCAGCCACTGTTGGTCAAAACCAACACAACAGGAAAACGAACGCTAACAACACTAGCGGATATAAAGGAGTCAGTTGGAACAAAGCGTGTAAGAAATGGCTAAGTCAAATTAAACTAGAAGGAAAAAGAATACACTTAGGTTATTTCGACAACGTAGAAGAGGCTGCTGAAGCAGTACGAAAAGCCAGAGAAGAACTACACGGTGACTTTGCAAATCACGGAGAGCAATAATGACTAAACATTTAGTAATACCAGACACGCAAGTAAAGCCAGACCAGTCTATAGAGCATCTACGATGGGCAGGGCAGTACGCTGTAGACAAGAAGCCTGACGTTATTGTGATGATAGGTGACTGGTTTGATCTACCTAGTCTCTCATCATACGATGTAGGCACTCGTAGCTTTGAAGGCAGACGCTACACCAACGACATAGAAGCAGGTGTTGCTGCTATGGAGATGTTCATGCGTCCTATCAAGGATGAGCAGAACCGCCTGATACGCAACAAAGACAAGCGTTGGAATCCTAGACTAGTGTTCACTCTAGGCAACCACGAGAACCGCATAGAAAGAGCAACCAATGCAGACCCTAAGCTAGACGGTTTAATTAGCTACAAAGACTTTCAGCTAGAACAGTTTGGTTGGGAAGTTTATCCATTCCTGGAGCCTGTTATCATTGACGACATAGCCTATGCCCACTACTTCACCAGTGGTGTTATGGGCAGACCAGTAAGCAGTGCAAAGCTGATGCTACAGAAGAAGTACATGTCGTGTGTGATGGGACACGTACAGGACAGGGACATTGCCTATGCTAGGAAGGCTGACGGCACTAACATGCTAGGACTGTTCTCTGGCATATTCTATCAGCACGATGAGGACTACCTTAACCCACAGACTAATGGAAGTTGGTCAGGGATATGGATGCTCAATGAGGTTAAAAACGGTGGTTGTGATGAGCTACCTGTTAGTATAAACTACTTGAGAGAGAAGTACGGAGACTAGGATGCCTCTAACCTACTATGAACTACTAGAGAAGATGTCGATGCTAGACGAGCTAACAATCATAGAGATATTAGATATAAGCTCAGAAGAGTTAGTCAACAAGTTTAGTGACCGCATCAACGACAGATTTGAAGAATTAGCAGAGGATTTTAAACATGAGACTCAATGACGTAAGCCCCGCTGAGTGGGACAGAGTGGCTAAGAACCACAACGAGAAAGTACAGAAGACAGGACTAGAGCATTGGACTAAACCTGCTGAAGAAGAAGCGGCAGAGATAGACCCAGTGAATAACCCTAGCCACTACAACTTAGGTAACATAGAGTGTATTGATGCAATAGAGGAGTCCATGTCCAGTGTTGCATTCAAAGGCTACCTCAAGGGCAACTGCATGAAGTACCTGTGGCGTTACGAGTACAAAGGTAAGCAGGTACAGGACTTACAGAAGGCAGGTTGGTACTTAAACAAACTAACAGCAATGGTAACAGAGGAGAACAACTAGTGGATCAGTATCAGCAGTTTATACACAAGAGCAGGTACGCTCGTTGGTTGCCAGAGGAAGGTAGACGAGAGACTTGGGAAGAGACAGTCACACGCTATGTAGACTTCTTTAAAGAACGTGGACAGCTAAAGGGTAAGGACTATAACCTACTCAAAGAAGCTATCCTACACCTTGATGTGATGCCTTCTATGCGCTGTATGATGACAGCAGGGGCTGCACTGGCTAAAGACAACGTAGCAGGTTTTAACTGTAGCTACCTACACATTGACTCACCACGTAGCTTTGACGAGTTGATGTATGTTCTGATGTGCGGCACAGGCGTAGGCTTCAGCGTTGAGCGTAACTTCATTAACAAGCTACCCATCGTTGCTGAAGAGTTCCATCCTAGCGACAGCACCATTGTCGTAGCTGACAGCAAGATTGGTTGGGCTTCTGCGTTCCGTGAGCTAATTAGTCTGTTGTACGCAGGGAAGATACCCAAGTGGGACATGAGCAAGATACGAGAGTCTGGTGCTAGGCTAAAGACATTCGGTGGACGCGCTAGTGGCCCAGAGCCTCTTGATGATCTGTTTCACTTCTGTGTAGGCATATTCCAGAAGTCAGCAGGACGTAAGCTAACCTCCCTTGAGTGTCACGATGTATGCTGTAAGATTGCTGACATTGTAGTTGTTGGTGGTGTGCGTAGGTCAGCCCTGATTAGCCTGTCTAACTTGTCAGATCCACGCATGGCTAAGGCTAAAAATGGCAACTGGTGGGACACAGAAGGACAGCGTAGGCTTGCTAACAACTCTGTGGCGTACACTGAGAAGCCAGACTTTGAGAGTTTCCTGGCAGAGATGCAGAACATGTACGAGAGCAAGGCAGGAGAGCGTGGTATCTTCAGTCGAGTTGCTGCACAGAAGATTGCTGCACGTAATGGTAGGCGTGACCCTGAGCAGGACTTTGGTACTAACCCATGCTCTGAAATCATCCTACGCAGTAATCAGTTCTGTAACCTGTCAGAGATTGTAGTGCGTCCTGAAGATGACCTAGACACGCTGAAGAAGAAGGCAGAGGTAGCGGCTATCATTGGTACACTACAGGCTACGTTGACAGACTTCCGCTATTTACGGAATGTGTGGAAGAGAAATACGGAAGAGGAGGCACTGCTAGGCGTAAGCATGACAGGGATTATGGATCACTACCTGTTGAGCAAAGGCGAATCACCTGACTTGGAGAAGTGGCTTGAACAGATACGTGACGTTGCTGTTAAAACTAACGAGAAGTGGGCGGCTAAACTTGGAATTAATCAGTCTGCGGCTATTACATGTGTTAAGCCAAGCGGTACTGTATCTCAGCTTGTCGATTCTGCTAGTGGCATCCATCCTCGCTTCTCTGAGTATTACATTCGCAGAGTACGTAGTGACAAGAAAGACCCACTTGCACAGTTTATGCAAACAGCAGGATTCCCAGTAGAGCAAGACCTGATGAGTCAAGCGTCACTGGTGTTCAGCTTCCCTGTCGAGTCTCCACAAGGTTGCACCACAGTTAAGCAGGTAGGTGCTATGGAGCAGTTAAAGCTGTGGAAAGCCTACCAGAACCATTGGTGTGAACATAAACCAAGCATTACTGTTTATTATACAGACGATGAGTTCTTGGAAGTTGCACAGTGGATATGGGATAACTTTGATCTGTGTAGTGGTATTAGTCTGTTGCCGTATAGCGATCATGTATATCAACAAGCTCCGTATGAGGACATAGACGCTGAGAAGTATGAGGAGTTACTTGCGGCTATGCCAGTGAATGTAGATTGGTCTGCTCTGGAACAGTTTGAGCAGGATGACAACACAACAGGTAGCCAGGAATTAGCCTGTGTAGGTGGTGCATGTGAGATAGTGTAAATGTTGTAGGTACTAAAAAGCCCTATGTAGATGACTGCATAGGGCTTTTTTGTTA